TTTTCGACAAATTTGTCAAAGAATTAGAAACTCAACGACAGACGAAACCTTTAATTTCGAACTACAAAAAGACATTGGCAGAAATGGCGAAGAAAGTCCAGGAAGAAGCAAAAGGACATCTATCGAAACCTACAGAGAAATAGTTCTAAATTGCTTTAGATATTTAAAAATAGGGTCGTTAAAAGAAATCAATGAAATGACAATTGGCGAGTATTCAACTAGAATGCTTGCTTTTAATTTGTCTCAAATTGATGAAGTAGCTGCTAGACGTGATTTAGCGTGGTCAATCATGATTGCCCAAAGCGTTGATAAAGATGGGAAATCACCCTTCAAGAACTTCAAAGACTTTTTTGACTATCAAAAAACACTCGATGATGTTTATAATCCAACTCAGCGAGAAGAAAATATGAATCCGACTTTAGTTCGTATTGCTAAACGAGTTCAGGAATATCACAAATTGAAAGGAGGATAAAAATGGACGAATATACAACTAAGGCGGTCCTAACGGCTAGCGTTGGCCAATTTGTTGCGGCATTTAAAGAAGCTGAAGCACAATATAAGCAATTTAATAATTCGATGAAAAATAGTTCAATGAGTTCAACTGATGCAGTTAATAAATCCTCTAAACTGGTATCGACTGGACTTAAAGTTGGTACGGTTGCTTTAGCGGCAATGACTGCAGCTAGTTTAAAAACGGGTGCTACTTTTGAACATCAAATGAGCCGAGTGGGTGCTATTTCTGGAGCATCTAAAACACAATTGAAAGGCTTAAATGATGAAGCAATTACTTTAGGTGCCAAGACTGCTTTTAGTGCTAAACAAGCTGCTGAAGGTATGGAAAGCTTAGCATCAGCTGGGTTTGATAGCAAGCAAATCATGTCAGCTATTCCAGGTGTTATGAACTTAGCCGCTGTTTCTGGTGGGAATGTTGGAGAAGCTGCTGAAGATGCAGCTACTGCTTTACGTGGATTTGGTCTATCAGCAAGTGATTCGGGTCATGTGGCTGATGTTTTTGCTGAAGCAGCGGCTAAAACCAATGCTGAAGCTTCAGACATGGGTGAAGCTTTGAAAATGGTAGCTCCACAAGCCCATAGCGCCGGTTTGAGTTTAGAAGAAACATCAGCTGCTATTGGTATTTTAAGTAATGCGGGCATTAAGGGAACACAAGCCGGTTCAAACTTAGGCATGGCTTTAACTAAGTTACAAAATCCAAGTGGTGAAGCTAAAGATGCAATGGCTAAAATCGGGTTCAGTGCTTATGATTCAGCTGGTAAGATGAAGCCTTTAGCTACCCAAGTAGATGAACTTAAATCTAAACTATCTGGTATGACTGATAAGCAAAAACAATATTACTTATCTGAAATTTACGGTGTTCAAGGTGGACGTGCAATGAACGTTCTATTGAATGCCCAAAGTGGTGAATTACAAAAGCTTACCGGTCAGCTAAAAAATTCAGATGGTGCTGCTGCTAAAATGGCTAAAACCATGCAAAATGACTTAGCTAGTTCAGTAGAACAGTTCTTTGGTGCTTTAGAATCTTTATCAATTGTTATCGAAGAAACATTTAGTGGAACGCTAAAGTCTGGTGTTGATGCTGCTTCAAAGAAAGTGGCTGAATTTACTGATTATCTGAAAAAGAACAGAACTGAAATTCAACAAAATACTCAAAAAGCAATTGAATTAGCAAGCAGTTTCCTAAAACTAGCGCCATCACTAACAACGGTTGGTAGTGCGTTAAAAGTTGTTTTACCAAGTCTAGTAGCTTTAGAAGCTTTTAAAGGGATTGGAGCAGGTGGAGCAAGTACAGTTAAAATGCTTGAAACCATGCAAGCTGATTTAAGTTTAGTTCAACGTGGATTAATCATGACTGGTTCGGCTGGTAAAACGGCTTTTAGTTTTACTAGTGGAACATTCAAAACATTTGGGTCCGCGCTTAAATCTGGAGTTGTTAATTTAAACTCTTTCAACAATGCCTTAATGAGTGAACAAGGTGGGGCTATTTTTGCAAATAAGTTAAAAGGAATTGGAACAGCTTTAACTGGATTACCAGGAAAAGCTAAATCAACTGGTTCTGCTTTAGCTTCAGCATTCACTAATCCACAAGTAGCAATCAATGGATTTAAAAATGGTGCTGCATCAGTAAATCAAGTATTTTACAAACTATTAAGTACAGCAGGTGCTAGTGATCAAACTATTGCAGCTTTGACTAATACAGTTATGAAAGATGGAACCGCACTAGGTACAGTTGGGCGAGGTGCTGAAGGATTAAGTTCGGGTATGATGTCGGGAGCTACTGCTGCAGCGGGTTTAGGTGCTTCATTGGGTGCTTTAGTGATAGTTGCGGCTGCTGTTGCGGTTGTTGCCACTGCAATATATGCCGCTTGGTCGACTAACTTCTTAAACATTCGAGGTGTAGTGACGACCGCGATTAGCGGTATTAAGTCAATGTTTAGTTCAATGAGTCCGTCAATTAGTGCTGTTGGGAACGCATTAAAACCTATTGGTAAATTACTAGAAGGCATTTTAGTAATAGTTGGTGCATCAGCTATCAGTGCGATTGTAATTGCAACCATTGCTTTAGCAACAGCTTTAAGGTTAGTTGTTGATGCATTGGGTGCTATCGCCAACACAGCAATGGCTGCAGGATATGCGATGGAAGGTTTCATTGAAAAAATGATACCTGGCGGGAAAGATGGTAGTGCGGCTTTTGACAAAGCTAAAAAATCAATTGATGGTGCTAAAGATTCAGTTGTCGATATGGGAGATGCTTTTGTTGATGCCGGTAAAACTGGTTATGATGCGTTTAGTCAACTCGGAAAATCATCAGAGACATCTAGCAAGCAAGTTAAAGTAGCTGCTACTTCAGTTAAAGAAGTTGGTAATGCTGCTAAACAGATGAAATCAGATTTTGATAGTTCTAAAACTAAGTTATCTGATTTAATCAATACTGATGGTGTTTCCGCTAAAACTAAGACGTTTTTAACTGATGTTAATAAAACGTTAGATGATTATCAAAAGAATGCTCAAACAGCTTCTAACAATTATAAAACAGCGATGGTTAATGCTGAAAAAGAAACTGGTTCAGCACGTGTGCAAGCCGTTAACGAAGCTAATCAAAAATTGGCTAATGCAACAAGTAAAAATAGTCAAAATCTAGTTAATATTACACAAGATTTAGATCGGCAATTAAAAGCGAAACGTTTTAGTGATGGGACTGCAATGACTCAAGACCAAGTTAATATTTTGACTCAACAAAATAACTTGATCAAACAAAAATTGATTGAACAAAATCAGATTTTCACTCAAGCCGAATTATCACGAATTCAAAACGGTCAGAAACTTAGTCAAACTGAACAGCAAGCGACGATTACCACTTTACAATCTAATTATCAGTTAAGAGCACAACAAGTTCAAACTGGCGAAGATAAAATTAAACAGCTTAAAACACAGATTGCTCAAACTCAAGACCAAACTGTTAAAGCTCAATTACAGCAAGAGTTAGTTCAACAGCAAACTCAAAATCAACAATTGCTAGCTCAACAGCAACAATTCGGAACACAAATGAATTTAGCAATTGCTAATGGGTCTAAGTTAACTTTCACTACTTGGTCCAATGGCTTAAAGAGTATGGGGAATGTAACAACACAGCAATTACAAGCTATGTTCTTATCATTCATGCAAATGAACAATAACACTGGTCAGCAGATGCAAGCCTTTGCGTTAATGCTTCAACAATCAGGAACTAAAGGTGTTACTAATTTAGTTCAAGCTTTATCAACTGGTAAAGCAACAACTGCACAAATAGCAGCAGCTATTGCAAAAGATGGAACGGATGGATTAAATACTTTGCCACCTGGGATGTTTAAACAAGGTGATAAAGGAAAAACAAGTTTCATCAATGCTTTAAAATCAGGAAACTTTAAAGGTGCTGGTAAATATTTAGCTGATCAATCATCATCAGGAGCCAAAGACACTTCGAAACACAAAGAAGCTGGTAAATCTAATGGGGATGCTTATGCGAGTGGAACTAAAAGCTCAAAAGGAAAAGCTAAGACAGCTGGTAAAGCAGTGGCTAAAGCTGGAGCAGATGGTGCTAAGAGTTCAAAAAGTTCATATTCAAGTGCTGGTAAATCCAACAGTAGCTCATATTCAAGTGGCGTTAAATCTAATTCCGGTAAAGCTAAATCGGCTGGTAAATCGTTAGCTAGCGCCGGTAAGTCAGGAGCTAGCTCAAAAAAAAGTTCGTATCATTCAGCTGGTAGTTCAGCTGGAAGCTCGTATACTTCGGGTGTTAGGTCTAAAACTGGTTCAGCTAGGTCTGCTGGAAAAGCTTTAGCTAGTGCTGCTAAAAGTGGTGCTAGTGGTATTTCATTTCATTCGGTCGGCGCTCAAATGGCAGCGGGGGTTGCATCTGGAATTAGGTCAAACACTGGTTCGGCAGTAGCAGCTATGGCCAGTTTAGTAGCTCAAGTTAATGCTGAAGCTAAAAAGAAAGCTAAGATTCATTCACCATCAAGACTTTTACGTGATGAAGTTGGTAAATATTTAAGTTTAGGTGTTGCAACCGGTATTACTGATTACCAAGGCACTGCGGTAAATGCCATGGGGTCAATGATTCAAAATATTAGAGATTCTGTCAATGGAAATCCACTTAACTTTAAATTCAATGGAAGTTCAGTTTTAAGTCAAAGTGTTGTTGGTCAACAAGCTGAGAATAAGTTGGCACTAGAAAATACTAATCAATTATTAAAAGCATTAGTTAATAAGAGTCAATTCATTGTTCTTGATGATGGAACACTAGTTGGGAAAATAGCTGGAAAGATTGATGATGCTTTAGGTCAAAATGTTCAAAATACTGCGAGGTGGAGTTAATGGGCCAATATAGTTTTTCGGATACTTTAGCTAATTCAAAAAATAATCAATCTGAACCGATAGAACGAATTGTTTTTGGTTCATTTGATTCTGCTGAAAAAGGATGGTGGCTAGTGGATAGAGGTGCACCGACACCGAGTGAAAAAGAAGTAACAGAAACTATTCCGTATAGTCAAGGCATTTTAGACTTTTCAACACTTGGAATTGATAGATTTTTTGATAATCGTGATATTACTTATCAATTTAAAAATATTGGGAATAGGTATGATGACCGTAAAGTTATTGAAAATGAAATTAAGCGAATGCTAATGCCGCTTGGGACACAAGCTTTATTCGATAGCCATGAACCAGGGCTTCATTGGGTAGGCAAATGTAAATCAATAACAGTTACGGATGATGCAAATTATCAGACTTTAGTTGCTAATGTTGTTTTTAATTGCTATCCATTTGCTATTGGAAATAACGCTGAGGGCTCGGACATCTGGGATGATGTATTTTTCCCCAATTGGGTGTTTCAAGATACTAGTTTTAAGGTCAATGGTACTCAAAACACTAATATGATTAACATTGGAAGTCATACAGCAGAAGTCAAGATAGTGGTAACAGGAACAGTAACTGTTGCGGGTTCATTTGGTTCGATGACATTAACGGCCGGAACTTACACTGATACCCAATTAACACTTGCCATTGGTGAAAACAAGTTAACTCTATCTGGATCTGGAACAATTAATTTTGAATTTTACAAAGAGGTGATGATTTGATGTATCGAATCGTTGCATTTGATAACCCTACTGACAATGTTGGTAAGGTTATTTTTGATTTAAGCATGAATAAACTATTGTCCGCTGGAAAGCTGACTCTGGTTGAATCTGGAATTGATAATGCTGAATTAACAGTGAATATCAAAAACTCGTTGTTCGGTAAAGTTGAGCCGTTTCAGACGCACATTAATATTTTACAAGACAACAAGTTGATTTTTCGAGGTCGAGCGTTAAAACCAACGCGAGCAATGACAAGTGGCGGTCTTTTTCAACAGACGTTTACTTTTGAGTCGATTTTAAGCTACTTGCTCGATTCAGTTCAGCGATTTAAGGAAGTTCACAACACTACACCGGCGCAGTTTTTCAGCGATTTAATTGATGTCCATAATTCGCAAGTTCCGGCTTACAAGCAATTTAAAGTCGGAAAAGTTGATGTTACTAATTCGACAGATAATGTATATCGCTATGTCGAATACGAAAATACTTACGACACAATCAAAGATAAACTGATTGACCGTTTGGGCGGATACTTGGGGTTAAGAATTGAATCAGATGGGAATTATCTGGACTATTTGCAAAACCCAGGGGCTGATCATACCGATACACCAATCCAGATTGGCAAAAATCTTAAGTCATCAAGTGTCGAGATAGACCCAACCTCAATTATTACTAGACTAGTACCGTTGGGAGCGACAATTGAATCAACAGATGAGAATAACACTTCGGCAGCATATCCAAGGGTAACTATTTCAAGCGTTAATGGCGGTAAAGATTACATTGATATTCCTGATTTACAAACTGAGTTTGGCATAATTAACGGAACTCAAACTTGGGAAGATGTTAATGATGCAAACATTCTTTTAACTAAGGCAAAAGCTTGGATAGCTAATCAAAAGGCTGCAACAGAAAGCTGGAATGTTGAAGCTGTTGAACTGTTAGATAGCAGGTTTGAAAGCTTTAAGGTTTCCGATAGATATCGTTTTGTTAATGACCTAGTAGCTGAACAGCAATATCTAAGAGTGATTCAAAAAGATATTGACTTCGCCAAGCCACAAAGTTCGTCACTAACAATTGGCGAAACGTCAGTCAGGTTAACTGATTATCAACTTGAAAATCAAAAAGCTGCTAAAGAAGTTAATCAGTTAAACAGTAAGCTGAATGCTCAGCAAAATAAGATTGTAACTTTGAGCGACACGATTAAAAAAGCACAAGAAACAATTGATAAACAGCAGACGGCTATCAAAACGCTGTCTGATGACAATACTAAAATTTCAGAAACCTTAGACGAGCTGTCTAAGAAAGTTGATTCAAATACGGCTCCTGGCGTGGCTACTGAAGCTGTTAATGGCGATTGGACTCCGGTTATCAAATACGCTGCTTATTTGATGGAAGTTACTCTAACCGATAGCTCACTGGCTACGATTAAAGCTCGGATACAACAGGAATCAGGCGGTAGCGAAACAATTGTTAATACAACGGATTCAAATGCGCAAGCTGGTCATCCAAGTATTGGATTGTTGCAGTATATTCAGTCAACATTCGATGCTTGGTGTTTAGAGGGATATACAACGATAACCAAAGGATTCCATCAGTTATTAGCATTGTTTAATGATTCAAATTGGCTAGCTGATATTTCAGTATCAGGTGGCTGGGGACCAACAGGAACTAAGAGGTTTACTAAATTGCCGGTAGCGGCTTAGAAAGGAAGATTTAATTTTGGCAACAGATTACAGAGATCCAACAGATTTAAGCTCAAACGATAAAACGAGTGTTAACAGTTTGGTCAACGCTATTAGGACAAAAATGTATGGCAAAGATGTACGCGATGCAATTGCTAGCTGCCTTGAACTAGTATCTTCAAAATCATCCACATTTTCTTCTACACCAAAAGCGGGTGTAGCAACAGTAGACGATCTACCTAGTAATGGAGATACTGGAGTATACGTTGTCAAGTCAACTGGACATTACTACATCTATAACGATGATGCCAAAGCGTGGGACGATTGTGGCTCTTATCAAGCAGCCTTAGAAGCTCTTGACGATATTTCTGATCATAGCTCTCTTGACAACTTATTAATTCCCGGGATTAATGCAGTTTCAGGCACTGAAATCAGTATGATATACAAGGGGACAGGGATTACCAATGAAGATTCGATTAATAATAACGTTTCTGGAGCAAAAAGCTACACTGTTGCTAACCGGACTATTTTAGGCCATAAAGTAAAGATATCAGCCACATACACAATTGATACTGATATGCCAGATAATGCATTAATTGGAATGCA